AATCAAACCGAGACAATGGCTCAAGCAAGTGTCTCAGACAAGACTGATCAAGGACTATCATGGCTTAAAGAACATGAAAAACACACTGGACTATCATTTGTACTAGGCATACCAGACCTAGTCTTCACAGCAAAAGAAGAAACCATCAAAGTAACCTGGAAAGACTACACAAGATCACCTGCAAACAAAGACATATTTGACGTTCAAAGACTGGATGAAGCAACAGTGAGTACTCGCGACCGGGACTTAGACTGGTATTTAGAGACAAAACATACTCCTCTAAAACAAGCCATCAATGCTACTGCAGTAACTAAAAAAATTCTATTTGATCTATGCAAAGAAAAAAGCATTGAACCAAAAGAAATTCACTGGTTCATACAATCTGAAGTTGGTAAAGACAAAGGCCTACATATACATCTAGTAATATACTCTGACAAAATACCAACTGGATCTGGCAAATGGATTCAAAAATACCTAAACCAAAAATGGGGCCTACATTTACTTGACATCTTAGGCCTAGATCCAATTTACAAAACTATCTTCACTGACCAAACAAAATTCAGACAAAAATGTGAAGATGAAAGATGGGTGCAACTACTACTATACAGACACCCACAAACTAAAAAAGAATATGTAAAACCAGTCTTCTTAGGAGATATAGTAGGCTACTACTTTCTAAGAAAATCTCCTGTCAAAGCAACTGGTGAACTTGGTTACTGCTACAGCACTGATAGTGGATTCTGGAGCAACTCTCTAAGCCACAAAGTAAGACTAACTATAGCAGAAATGTATAAAAAATTCAAAGAAACTCAAAAAGAACTAGAACTATCAATTGAAACTGGACCATCTCCACAAGAAAAAAAACAAAAAAGAATGGCCAGTCAAAAAGAAATCAGCATCAAAGAAACCATAGATGACCTAGTAAAAAATAGACTCCATACAGTTGAAAAATGGATGCTAGGTAATCCAGACACCTACATTGCTCAAATTGCAGCACCAGGGGGCGAGCAAATCATAAAAAACATACTTGACATAGTGACTCTAAAAATGTCTGTTGAATATACAGCACTTGATTTAATCATTAACTCTGGAAAAACTCAAAAGAAAAAAGCAAAAAAAACCAAAGCATGGAAACTAATCAAAGACAACAACATGAATCCATACAAAGTATTCCATGCAATCATGTGCTGTCTCAACAAACAAATGGGCAAAAGAAACACCATTCTACTGTGTGGGCCTGCAAGCACTGGCAAAAGCCTAATAGCACAAAAAATATGCCAACTGGTTGGTAATGTTGGTTGCTACAATGCCTCAAATGTAAACTTTCCTTTCAATGACTGCAGCAACAAAAATATAATCTGGGTAGAAGAAGCTGGCAACTTTGGAGGCCAAGTAAACCAATTCAAAACAATCATGAGTGGCCAATCAATCAGACTTGACCAAAAAGGAAAAGGCAGTAAAGAAATCCAACCAACTCCAGTCATAATGACTACAAATGAAGACATAACCAAAGTAATGATAGGATGTGAACTCAAACCAGAACACAAACAACCTATAATGGACAGATGTGTAAGAATAGAACTCAAAAAAAGACTACAAGGTGACTTTGGTTTGCTTGAAGATGGTGAAATCCCAGACATATTCAAATGGTTAATTAAGAAAGGATATGAACCAACAATGCAAAGTTACTGTGAAAAATGGGGAGCCACTCCCACATGGGGTGAAAACTGGAATACAAAACCTAAAGAAAACACAGAAGAAGAAGCAGAACAATCTGACCAAGAAACCAACAACAGCGCTCCTAAACGAAGCCTGGCTGAAGCTCTTGATCCAGAGCAAAAAAACCCAGAATTTCAAGAGTTAATGCAAGCAATTGCAACTCAAAACTGGGAAGACAGTCAAGACTTCATGGAAGGAGTCGCTGCTGATGCCAGTGATTGGTAGAGAAAGAAGAGGTAAGTGAAACTAACACCTAGCTTAACCTCAAAACCACTTCCTATGCAAACCTAACTAACTAACTTTCATTTCTAACTTCACTCTGCTACAGCCATGGCCACGCTAGCTCAGGCCTCTCCTGTGCTAATTGGATTTATAATTATGGTTCTGCTTCTGCTCTTCATGCTCTACATTTTCTGCAACGGAATGTGGAACTTCCACAGAAATACTAACCTACTACATCCAGCTCAAGGAAGGCCAACAAGAACTTTAATCATGGCTTTCCTACCAACTCTAACCAGCTTTGCAGTCTGCTGCCTAATCTGGGGCATTTATCTAAGAGTAATCTTAGATCCAGCCTTCAATCCAAAAGAAAGTGACTGCATAAAACAAGGCTACAACTTGACTGTAACCTGCATGCTTGGTAATGGCAGCATCTTTAACTGTATCTCTCACTGTTAACAGGTTGGGTACCTCCTGGTTACAACTATCTAGGACCAGGCAACACCAACTTCAAAAAACAACCAACCAATCCATCTGACAAAGCAGCAAGAAACCATGACTTGGAATACAACAAAATCTTAAAAGAAGGACAAAATCCATACATCTACTTCAACCACGCAGACGAGGACTTCATCAAAGCAACTGACCAAGCAAGTGACTGGGGAGGAAAATTTGGAAACTTCATTTTCAGAGCAAAAAAATCACTTGCACCTGAACTGGCTCCAGCAAAAAAAAAAGCAAAAACCAACGCAACCAAACCAACCAACAACATCAAAAGAGGTAGGCCTGCTCCTTTTTATCTCTTTGTAAATAGAGCTAGAGAAGCCAAAAAACAAAAACTAATGAGTGACAATGGCACAGATGAACCAGACCAACCTGCTGCAACTGAAACAGCAGCTAGAGGATCTGGAGCATCAGGTGGTGGTGGAGGAGGCGGTGTTGGGCACAGTACTGGTAGCTATTCTAATCGTACTAACTTTATTTATGAGGGTGATACAGTACACATCATATGTAATGCTACCAGGCAAATCCACCTCAATATGGCCAGCACTGAGGAATACAAAATCTATGAAACAGAACACGGATCAGAATTTCCAACTGATCCATCTAAAGACTCAGGAAGAGGAACTTACCAAGACTCATACCATGCAAAAGTAGAGACACCATGGAGACTAATCCATGCAAACGCATGGGGCTGCTGGTTCTCACCAGCAGACTGGCAACAAGTACTAACCACATGCAGAGACCTAGAAATAGTCTCATTTGAACAAAGCATAGAAAACATAGTCATCAAAACTGTTGCCACTCAAGGAACAGGAATAGAAGAAACCAAAACTTACAACAATGACCTAACTGCCTTACTAGAAGTTGCTCAAGACAACAGCAACATTCTACCATGGGTCTCAGACAACATGTACATGGACTCAATAGGTTATGTGCCATGGAGAGCATGTAGAATACCAGAATACTGCTACCATGTTGACTTTACTAACACAATTGACCTAGGAGGCCAAGCAGGCTGGCCACAAGCACAAGCTCCAGGCAAAACACTGCAAAGACTACAACAAATCAACTGGAGAAACATCCAATTCATCACAGTAGAAAATACTGTAGACATTGAAATGCTCAGAACAGGGGACGCCTGGAACAGTGGCAAATACCACTTTCCAAAAGTCAAACCAGCATCACTAGAATATCACTGGCAAAGCACAAGACACACAGGCGCTCCACATCCAACCACATCACCAAACCAAGAAGGACAAAAAGCAGCTATTGTAGATCCAGGCTGTGCTTGGCAATGGGGAGACCACACATCAGCTAACCAATCTGCCTCTACTCAAGTCAAAAACTTTCATATTGGATATGGCTGGCCTGAATGGCAATTCCACTATGGCACAGGAGGACCTAGTGTCAACCCAGGTCCACCATACAGCCAAACTCCATGGGGCAGACCATATGACTCTCAAACACCAAGACTAACTGCAGGTGCCAGTGACAAAGCAATCTTTGACTACCAACACGGAGAAGACCACAACCAAGAAAGAGACACTTGGTGGGACATTAATGCTAAAATGACAGGACAAATGAACTGGGCTCCACAAAACATGCACATCAAAGAACTTAAAACTGGAGTACCAAGTGCTGACAGTGCATGGTTTGACTCCTACCACAACACCTTCGGACCATTCACAGCAGTAGATGACAAAGGACCAGTCTATCCATGGGGAGCAATCTGGGGAAAACAACCAAACACGACTCACAAACCAATGATGAGTGCTCATGCTCCATATCTAATCCATGGACCACCAGGACAACTACTTGTTAAAATAGCACAGAACCTAACTGACCAATACATCAACACAGGAAGCAACTACCCAAGAATCCAAACCTACGCTACACTATGGTGGAAAGGACAACTCAAATTCAAAGCCAAACTAAGAACACCAAGACAATGGAACTGCTACAACCTACCAGGAATACCAGAAGGACAACCAATGAGTAAATATGTACCAAATGCAATTGGTCAGTTTGAAATTCCTTACATGCCAGGAAGATCTCTTCCAAACTTCACAATATGATTAACCAACTTACTGGACTCTTTTGCTTAATCAGTATACTCATTAGCTTAAGTTTAGAAATACACTGTCTAATTAGTTTAGTGTTACTAATAATATGTAAAAGCCTAAACCTAATATAGTTGCTTGCTTAAACCCGGCTCTGGCCTAGCTTTCAATGACACTTAGTCACCAAAAAAATCAATAAAAGTTTTAAAATGACAACAAGCCTCTTTTCTATTGGGATACCAACTGGTTTTGCGGTAAAGGTG